CTAACTTGTATGGGCTACCATTCTTATCGATGAACGGTGCGCCATCTGCTCTGCTATCATTTATAAAAATTGTTTCTAGCTTAATTTTCTTCATTTAAGTCTCCTTTCTACGAAATGCATAAATACTTGATACACAGCGATGAACGGTAAGGCTATCATTATCGCAAACAGTATAGCCCCCATTGTCGCAATCGACATTAGTGATTCCCACCATTTCACTGTCCAGACCCCGATCCCGTTAGCCAATTTAAACACTCCTCCACCGTCTCTTCCGGTATGTGGGGCGTATGCATCTCCGTTTGTTGGGCAACCCACGACAGTGCGAGGGAAACCTGCGCTGGACTGGCGTGTCCCTTAAAGGAAAAGCCCAGAAATTTACCTTCCTTTTCCTCAAATATACTGTCACGGTACTTCTCTATTTCCCTGTACTTGTCCGACCCCTCCCACTCATCAATCAAGCCCTGCCTGTGCTTCTTAAAATCTCCCCAGATCTTCCTCGATATCATTCGAATAGTCCCTTCTGGCAATCATCTAGATAGCCGAACTTAATTAATCTCTCTTTGTCTAACTCCTCCGTTAAGGCTTTAGCTGCAAGGAATCCCTTGAGTCTGTCTTGCCCTGTCTCATACTTATATGTCCCATCCTCTCTCAAAAGCACTGCTGCAGTTCCCTTAACCTCTACCCCCTGTTCTTCTAAAGCATGTCGGTACGCACTTAATTGAAGATGAACTTCAGGATAGAGGTCTTTTCCAGTTTTTACATCAATCACCGTTAGGAGATTGTCTCCATTGATCCTAGCTAACATGTCCAAAGTACCGGCGTATCTGTGCTTGTGGGAAACTACTGTCCTCTCGTTCTCTTCTACCTTCACACGGTTGTCCCCAAGCCATGATTCAAATGCCTTAGCATATCCTTGGAAGGGGCCTTTCTTTCCTGCCACCTCGCCAATATTCTTCCAAGCCTCTACGATATCATGTACTGCAGTACCACGATCTTTAGCTTTACCGCTAGACTTGTAGGGCTCACTTAGTGCTTCCCTCTCACCGATACCTGGGTTAAGAGTTACTGCTCTGTACACTTCTTTACCGTACCAGTACCTTAGTGCGGGTTTGTCAATTATCTTTAAAACGTTGGTTACTGTTATATAAGGCTTGTCGTCTACCCAGTAGAAACCAGCTCGTCTTTCGTGTCTTTTATCCATTAGTATAGGCGGGTGATTGATCCGTCTCTCCTCTTAAAGTTGTACACATCCTCTAAATCCCTTAGATAGTCGTTGAGTGAATCTCTTGGCAACAGTTTGTGACCAAATAGTTTTATCTTCCGCAAAAGAACTTCCCAAGAGACCCCATCGTTGGTCAACACTTTCTTCAAGGCCAATATGAATACCCTAGTTCTAGTAAAAGGTGGCTTGCCTAGCAATTCCACTAACTGGGAGTACTTATTAGCAAACACCTCAGCACCCTTCAAATTAGTGGCCTTGAATTCTCCCCCCTTTATATTCGTATTCTTTCCAGCCGACGGTCTTGTATCATCAGAGGTTAGTAAAACTGCTCCCGTGGAAGGTGATATTCCGTACATTTCTATAAAGTCCTTGAGTATCTGATAGTCGTGCATCCCCATTCTCGAGAAACTATCTATATAATCCCTCAGGGTCCAGTTTCTCAGGTTGGAGTTTAGGATACGAACCTGCTCTATTCCGGCCTGCTCAACCACCACATAATAGACGGGAACTCTGAGTTCCTTTGCCGCAGCCAGCCTATGCTGACCATCTATAACTTCCATCTTTTCGTTGACAATGATAGGGTTGGTCTGCAACAGGTTGCTTTTTGATATGGATTTTACCAACTTCTTCACGTGCAGTTCAGACAATCCTCTGTTAGCGCCAATAGACACGAATTTACTATATTTTTTTGTTTTTCTCACAATTGATCGAACTCCTTGTAGAAACAAATGCCGTAATGAGAAGACCAGTTATAACCTTGGTCTAACCATATAACATGCCCTACCTTGACCGCTGTTATTGGGTCATGTGTGTCCTCGTGTGAGCTAGTTCCTGTTTGAGACATGGCTACAAAGTGTCTATCCCACATATCATCGTAAGTGGCGGAATTAATTTGTAGAATTCCCCTGTCTATACTTCCATCGTGGTTAATGTTTATGGCACTTGGGTCCATCCTTCTAGGTCCAGGTGTATGGGGATTATCACTCTCACACAGTCCTATTGCATACATTCTTTTGACATCCCAGTCATCATAGGCACAAAATAAATCACCAAAAGGCTCATCACACACTGCGGGTTCTATTGGATCACTTGCAGCAACGGCTATTCTACTTAAATGGTCAGCATCTAGGTTGTAGAAATCAACAGGATACATAACCTCAAGTCTTCCAACTATCCTATTCCACTCACCCATGAAGGAAATTATGGCGGTAGCTAACATCCCTAACACAAACCCAGTAAATACACATCTGAAATCACACTTAGGCTTTCTCTTTTTCTTAGCGAACGCCTCTCTTATATCTCTACTTGTAACGAATCTCTTGTCGGGTTTTCCCTTACTTGTAACCCCGTATAACTTTCCTCCTCTTATATATTTCTTCATTAGTGATCCTCCCCGTGTAAGTGATCTCTTTGTAGACATCTTGTACAAACACCAACAGTTGTGATGTTCATAAAGTCTTGGTGATCCCAAGGCTTCTTCTCACACACACCGCATAAAACGGTTAAATTAGTAGGACTCTTTATGGTTGTCACCATCTCCTTTAGAGTGGTTTCCATCAGTTCTAGGTTTTTGTTCATTTGATATCCTCCAAACTATGTACTATATATAACATAACAGATTGGTTATGTAATGTCAAGGGCTTTTCTTTTAACTAATTGATGCGCTCTTTGCCCTGATATACCAAGCCTCTTGCCTATTTTCCTAAAAGAGAGTCCCTCTTCTCGCATCTCTGAAATCAACCTTCTCCTATCCTTTGAAGAGCTATAACCGTGGGCGTCTGCGTGACACGGTCTGCACAGTGTCTTTAGGTTGAGCAAGACATTGTTTTTCCTATTCCCGTCTATGTGATGCACCACGATATTCCTAGTAGAGCTACACTCGGTACATTTATGGGCATCCCTTTCGAGGGTAGGTGTATAATTACCAGATAACCTGGACTTTAGATCGTATTCCCTCAGCATCTCTCTAATTTCTCTCATCAACTTTCCTCAACTTACTAACCGCCGCCTTGATCTTGTTATAAGTTTCTTCATTAGCTTCACGGGACCCTTTAATTAGCATGTAAATGTAGGATGGGGTGACACCAACCATACTAGCAAGCTTAACTAGATCTAGCTTACCTTCGAATAGTTTGTCGTCTTTTATTATTCGTATTTTTTTATAAAACATTATTTCTCCAATAATTTATCAATTCTAGCAAGACCTAGACCCAGACCCAGACCTAGACCCAGACCTAGACCCAGACCTAGACCCAGACCAAGACCTAGACCCAGCCCAAGACCCAGACCCAGACCCAGACCTAGACCCAGCCCAAGACCCAGACCTAGACCCAGACCTAGACCCAGACCAAGACCCAGACCTAGACCCAGACCAAGACCCAGACCTAGACCAAGACCCAGCCCAAGACCCAGACCCAGACCCAGACCCAGACCCAGACCCCCTAATTAAATAGTCAGGTAGTATCATTTCTGCTTTCTTGGTAACTTGTGTTTCCACTCAAACATATCAACTATTGATGTGGTGTTTAAGAAAGCCACACCAACAGGCTCTACCTCGTCTAGCGTGCCTTCTTTTATAGCGTTCGTAAACCTACCACTATCCGCCACCCATGACGCACCCTTTAGTTGAAAGAAATTACCAATCCTTTTAGTAACCTCTCCCACCATGTGATAAGACACGGTTCTGATAAATAACTTTTTACCTATAAAATCGTCAAGGCTATCAACCTCAATAATTTCTTCTTGACCTAGTTGGTCTTTTATTAGTTCGTAAGTTTCTTCACTTACTTCTATTGTTTTAGACATTGTTGTCCTTTCTTAAAATTTATAAAGCGGGGATACCTAAACCTGCCCGGAGCATGATATCCCCTAAATTATTAACCACTCCCGAAGGGAGATTATATTAATAACCTAAACGCTAAGCCGCGTTCCATGGACCCAGCCAAGCGGTTAGATCATTAATGTATATAATATAACAAAACAGTTATGTGGTGTCAAGGGGTTTACCGAAGAATTCTATTAAGGAATCGGTGTCTTTTATGTCAGGTTCTTCTCGTTTAGTTGCTACTGCCTTTGGGGTTATTTCGCCAGTTTTTAAATACTTCTTCTTAGCCTGTTTAATGAGGTGTACGTACTCCTTCTGAGTTAGTCTACCTCGTGATCTTAGTTTGAAAAGAGCCTTTAAGGCTGAATTATAATCCATAGTTTAGTGTATCAGCTTAATTAATATTAAGCCCCCTAACTTCCAAGATAGCTAGGAGAAAGTACCCCGTCTGATACCTTATTACTTCATATTGTTAATCCGTTGTCTCTCGGCAATATTGCACTGCGTCACCAACAAAAACTGGTCGCTCGCTCTAGGCTTTCATGTGCGCCAGAAAAGCGGATGGCGTGACAGGTCACCACTACCCGCGTCTTTTTTAACTTCCAAGCATAGCTGCTCGTGAAGCTGGGCTCCTTCTCTGTGAACCGACCTCCCCCATTTGATCCCCAGTCGGTATTTATTGAATGAATAAAAATAACCGACACTGTGGTCGGCTGCTTGTGTATTAGTTTTGTGTTATAATTGAATTATTCATCAACAAATGAAATATACATCAAGCTAGGCTTTCGGTCTAGCTTTTTGTATTGCTATAATATTTATTGGGATTAAAAACACCCCAGCCTAAGCCAGGGTGTGGGTCCGGACGCATGTCTTAAATCGGATAATCCAATCAGGTGTTCCGATAACAAGCGTCTTTATTCCCACTGAATTATACTAAATTTGGTTGACAAATAAAATTAGAAGATATACTATTACTTAGTCCGCTTCGCTTGCGTTGCGGGCGTTGGTTTGGGCCTCTTCGGGGGCCCTTTCCTTTTGACATAACACAACGTTAGTAGTAGTATACTCACTTACAAATAGAAAAACCCACCGTAAGAAGTGGAGAAGCCACCAACACCGACCTTATTTGGATCGACATGTTGGTGGCTTTATTCGTCAGTGGCCATATCGTTTCAGACCTTTTGCCCTAATACGGTATGCTATCTGACGGGCGGCACTTTCGTGTCCACGTGCCCCTTTACTGTTTCCACAGCGTTTGCGTTTTCTTGCGAGTGCTTTGTGGCGTGCGTGATGACACTCCCTACATAGTAAAACTGCGTTGGAAGGATTATCCGACCCGCCCTCAAACACCGCTAAGGCGTGGTGGAACTCCAGCATCCAACCATCGTCCCATTTCCTGCCACAATCGACACAATCTTTGCTGGACTTACCGAACATGCCTCTCCGTGCTGCCTTGGTAAACGCTCCTAAAAGGAAAATCACCAAGACAAGTATTGCAGGTAGGATCATATTTATCCTCCGTTGTCGTAGTAGCCATCAATCAAACGCTCGGCTATACCGATAGCTGAGTACCAGGTGCAATTGAGGCACGTGGTTTCCAGTTTATCATTTGATGTGATGTACACTATAATTGTTCTTTTGACCCGCTCGATCTTTCGACACTTCGGGCCAAGTATAACGTAGGGTATTCCTCGGTAGTACATCTTATACCTCCACGTAGGTTTCTGAGCAGTCACGCCCTTTATCCTTATCTTCCGCCGCTTCCCATAACTCTTCTTTGCAATGCTCACAGCTGTAGATATTCCACAGCGTCACTCCAAGAAGTTCTTGGCGTAGAAAGGTTAGGTAGTGTAGCCCGCTTGGGCTATCTTTACATTCGTCCATATCAACCTCCTATTGCAGGATTGCATCGACTCCAAGAACCGCAGCATTGCGGGGATCTGGACAGCCCTCAGCTTCCAGCTTTTCCAACAGGCCGCCCGACTCTAGAAACTCATTAACGGCCACAATAGCTTCGTCACGATCTTCGTATCCGATGTAACCATTGAAATCCCAAAGTTTACCCGCCACGTCCTGGCACAGAACGTGCCAATACCAGAGCATTTCACACCTCCTTATGGGTGACAAGCGTATAACCGAAGTCTTCGGAATATTCAATATACTCCCTGACCTTGCGATCGACTGCTTTTTTGTCCTTCCCACTAAAGGTTTGGACGACAGTGTCTAAACCATCGTCAACATCGTTACAGAACTTAAACTCTACGGTTTTCTCCATCTCAAACCTCCTTGCTTTTGTAGTTGGTCAGCGTTCGAGAAACTATCCGCTGCTCAACGAGTTTCCAGCCCCCAGCTTCCCATTCATCAATTTCTACTTGGATCATCTGTGCCACCTCGTCTGAGTCGTCACCGATGAAGCTGCAGACTTTGGAGTGTGTGTTCCCTCCTTTAATGAATTTGAGAAACAAATCAATGTGAAGGGACATTTCAAACCTCCTTACACCTGGCGGATGCTTCTGGTCTCCCGCTCCTTGAGAGTCCAGCCATTAGCTTCCCAGGTTTCAATGCACATACGAACGTGCCACGCTATCTCTTTGGGGGTTGCGCCCCAAAACGTATTGAGGGACGAGTGTGTGTTGCCATTCTTCTTGAACACCAACCACACCCTACTACGATATCTCGTCTTCATCTTTACCTCCTTTTGGTAAGCAAAAAGGCACCCCCGATTTGGAGTGCCTTAATGATGAGACTTGTTATTCATTGTAAATGAATCATAACATGTCCGTTAGCTTTTAGAAATACCGTGTCGTACCGCTGCTAGCCCCAATCCACCTAGTACTGCCACAACTAATTCGTATAATTCCGGTGTTACATACCCCTCTGATTTAAGTCCTGCTAAGACTACGAATAGTATAGCGACTAGGTATGCTTTTTTGCCGTCTAAGAATGTCCAACCCTTTGATAATAGTTTCATATATATCACCTCTTTTTTCTAAATAAACTTGTAAACCTCTCCCACCATGTGAAGGTCATAATTTTCTTCTTAACTTTCGATTTCTCTGCTTTGAGATCCTCTTCTAGCGACTTTATGTGTGCCTTCAGAGTCTCTACAGTCGATTCTAACGAACGTTTTACCTCTAATATGGCGTCTCTCTCCTCTTTTACTTTTTCCTCGCTGAGAACGGACTTACCATAAAGTTCCGAAAGTCGCGCATTATCTTGCTGTAGATTCGTAATCGTGAGAGTTTGGTCCGCGTTCGTTTTCTGAAGCCTTTCATAATCCTCATTACGTTCCTTAATTTCTTTTTCATGTTTCTCCTCCAATTCTTTGTGCATCCTCTTCCACTTATCCCTCGAAGTTCTCATATCGACTAACTCTTCTTTTACTTCTGAACAATCCTGTGGTTCGTCTCCTCCTACCATTGAGCCATCATCTTCCTCTGGGTTTCCCCATTCTACTGAACCGTTCTTTTCTCGGTACTCAACTACGTATGGATATAGGCCATCACCAGGACATGCAGTAGCACTTCTTTCTCTATGTGCTAATACGTCGTCATGATCCGCCGGGAACTCTGGATGCTGTGTACATAAATTATCTAATAACCAGTCCAAAGATGCTAGTTGCTGCTTTGTCGGCTTGTCGTTAACATCTGGATGAAAGTAACCATTAACTAAGACCCCTACGGAATCCCAATTCTGTGTATCATGCCAGGTAACGTCTTTAAAATCGTTCGTTTGAAAAATAGTTCCATCTTCCGCTATTACGAAGTGATAGGCCAGTCCAGGCCAACCGTGTCCCTCGTGAATCCCTTGGATAAACTTCAGCAAATCCTCGTTATTACTGTAGTTACCGTGTGGTATGGCAGAGTGATGTACTGTGATCTTGGTGATTGTTTTCGGGTCTCGTTGATACCAAGACCCTGATCGATAGGCTCCGATCTTATTTTGTATTGTCATATAGACGGGGCTATTATACCATCTCCTTATAAAAACCGCTCAACTAAAAGTAGTATAATTCCTACCAGAGAGCCTGTTAGAAGAGGGATGAAGATGCTTAGTTTGGCTTTAATAGAGGCCACATCTTCTTGTATATGGGGGAGGTGGTTAGTCATTATTTTATCCACTTTACTATCCACCTTATCTATTTTAGTATTTGTTTTTTCGCCCTGCTTCTCCAAACTTCCTACTCTGTATTTTAGTGTCTCTCCGTTTTTTGTCATAGTATTCCCTCTTCTCTGAGCTTTTTAAATACAGACTCGGTTAGTATTCTTTTATCCTTAAGATCTGCGAGTAGTTCTCTTTTTTCCTCTGCTGTTTTTAACCTCTTAAGCTCTTGCGCTATGAACCTGGATCTAGCAGCTACAGTTGATCCCTTCAAGGACCTCTCGAAAGAGCCCAGCCTTTCCACCTTAGTTAGTTCCTCAAATACCTTTTTAGTTAGTACACCCGAGGCTTTTAATTCTGATAGGAAAGCACGTTTCTCCTCGGACTTCATCTTACTACTCTCCGAAGAGATTACTTTGGCTATATTCTTGGGCTTATTTATGTGAGCAAACCCCTCAGCTGTTAGCCCCCCCGACTTCTTAGCTTTACTCAGCGCTGTTTTTAGGTTCCCTGATTTAATACCAGCTTGAAGTACCCTCTCTGCCTTTTTCTTTTCAGTAGCTACATCAGTTTCCAACTGGCGTAACCCAACACGCTGTTCCCTTTCTTGCTGACCACCTCTTGGACCAAAGAATCCCCTGGCCACCTCACTTGGGACCTTACTCGGCTCAAGGGCCTGTTTACCAACACCCGCGAAAGTTCCCTTAGTAAAGGCCTCGACTCTAAGAGGGGATATGCCCAAAGCTTTCCCTACTGCTACCGCGGACTTAGGTGTTGTCTCTTTGAACTGTTCTTCTGGCTCAATGCCCTCCAAGCTTCTAGGAATTATTGGGGCCCCTGTAAATAAGTTGACATTAGCCGCTTGCTCCACTAAAGGCCTTACAGCCTGTGGAACGACACCGCCAGCAAACCTCCTAAACCTGTCGCTGCCAACTGGTATTCCTATCGGGGATAGATCTTCTAGAGTGTCTAAACCTACTTGTGCCGCTAATTGGCCCACCGATTGATCCCCTTTATCATCTAAGAAGGCGTAGAAGTTTTCTATTATGTTGGACATCGGTCTAGCTACATTACCTTTTGGAATCTTTACGGCCTTGAGATTATCTCCCCTAGCCTTTTCTTCTGGGGTTCTATCTCTAGCCATAACTATCCAGCTGTTCTCCTTTTCGAAGTCTGCCAAATCTTTGAAGTCTTGGAATTTCCTATTGTGTAAGTACGCAATGGTGGTTGGTATCCCAATCAGGGATGTGGCTGCAACAGATGCTCTCTTGGGGTTCTGTTTAAAAAGTCTGACCATTCTGTCCACACCCTGTACCTGTGCGTTTAAAAATGGTACGAATTGATTCAATACCCTTGTGGAGTTCCCAGCCCTAGCAAAATCGACAGTTATATCACGAGACTTAAAGGCCGCCTCGGCTGGGGCTTCGCCCTTTTTCACACCTCTTATAAATCTAGAAACACGGGTCGACTCTTCTCCCACCCTACCAACAAATTCTATTAAATCCTTGGGTGCTGACAATACTTTGTTTATCTTAGATCCTTTACCCGCCAGTCTTGCAACGGTTTTCTTCGGCCTTCGTAGTACCTCCGCTGCTATCTGAGTGGACCCACCACCACCAGCCCTCAGCCAATCGTAATAATCATCAGTCCTTTTTAAGGCAGCTGCAAATCCCCTTGGATATGATTGTAGAAACTCGCCCATACCTTTGAGTGCGCCCTCTGACGCCTCGCCAAAAGCCGCATCACTTAAGTCCCTTACTATGTTTCTTGGAATAAATGCTACGTTGAGTCCTGTGGCACCTAGCCTCAAAATATCAGCTGGTACTTTAAGTATCTTAGCTGCCAATCCAGAGGTCTTTCCATCTAAGTTTTTAATTGCTACTTCCAACTCTTCAGGGACCGAGAACCTTACATTCTCCCCGTCTACAAACAGGTTAACAGCACCTTTGCCTTTGGGAACAGCGCCGTCTAATTTAGTGACCAGACCAGATTCCAACCCCACCTCCACGAGCTCCCTCATAGCAGCGTTCTTCTCTGCTAATAGTATGGTCTTACCGGACTTCCTGATCATGGATTCTATGACATCTCCTACCTCCCCTTCACCGCCTTTAAATGCTTTGACCACATCCTGCGATGCTACGTTAAAGGATGCTCTTGCAAAATCACTTCTCTCAGCAGCGTCTGACACCGCTTCCAATGTTTCAAATGGTACGTAGAATTGATTCTTAGCTAGAATCTGTTCGTAGGAGCGATTGCTTATAATACCGGCATCCCTTGTCATCTTTAAGAGTTTATTTCCAACACCCCTAAACTCCTCAGCACTCGTAATTAAGGAATCAAACTGCTTGTCCCCCAACTTCGTTCTTATCTTATTCAGTGCCTTGGCTGCCTGTTCTGGGGAAACTGCTGTCTTAAATCCCTGGGACCCCTTCTCCACAGTTCTTTGTAGTCTCATTAATTCTTCTAAATCCCCCAACCTGTCACCTTCTCTGGTTAATATGGGAGTGAAGTTTCTCTCTATAAAGGCTTCTATCTTGCCTGAGTTACCTGCTTGGTTTCTAAATGTTCTGTAGACGTTGGTCTCTCTACCTATCTTTCCAGAGGCCTCCTTAGCAAAGTCCTGTATCGGAGCTAGTCTGTCCAAAAACTCTGCTCTAGCCTTATCCTTTAATGCAGCAAAGGGCGTTGGTCCTTTGGTCGTTAGCCTTGGTAGACGATCCGCTATACCTTTAAGGTCTAGCACCTCATCTATTGTGGCCTCTCCCCCAAACTTAAACCCTCTCTCTAGCATTTGTGATGGGGTTTTGGCTGTTAGATGGAACGACTTGCCACCGAAGTCCTTACCTGCTATACCCCCGAATAAGTCTCCACCATCTACTAGATCTTTGAAATCATCAAAATCTTTACTATTAATGACTTTAAAGATCTTCTTACCAGTCTTTTGATCTACGGATTGGAACACACTCTTTGCCACTTTACCAGTGTCCTGAGCCTTGTCTAGGGATTTAACTATTCTAGGAACCTTACCTAGTTTTCCTATATCCTCAACCCCTGGTATACCAATCTCTGCTAGTAAGCCCACACCAACAGCAGGAACACCGGTTAACCCCAGTTTCCCAGGCACGGTCTCAAATAAGGTAGAACTTGTGTCCCCTTTAAACCTTTCTATAACTGCTCTCCCGCCAGTCCTTAGCCTATCAGTAGCTCCCTCTGGAGCCCCAATAATTCCCCCTAAGAAAGAGCTTGGTGCGTCTAGTGTAGCTCCTATGGTTCTTAGGGTTTTGGCCTCAGCAGTAGGTGTTCGTCTCCTCCTTATCTCAGTCCGTAGTTTCTCTGGATCCTCTCTCACACTCCTTGGGAATATAAGCCCCTTAGCTACGGCTTTTCTTTCAAGCTCCTGACGAGAGGTGCGGCTACCTATACCTTTAGCCCGTATAGGTGCCCTTACACGTTGCGGTGTAATCAAGGGCTCACGTCTACCAATACCTCTTGCAGATATTGGTTTGTTGAACTTTGATGCGAACCCTTGTGCCGCCTCTCTAGCCTGTTCTAATAGACTTTTCGCCATCTATAAGCTTTCGAAACTCAATCCTGATACTTCTGCGGCCTCTTCCTCACCCTTTGGTGGTGGGAATTGAAATCCCGCAAACCCAGCCGGTACATCTGCACTTTGTAACTGAGCCGGTGAAAATGATTGGGATGGGTCTGTTAAAATCCCACCAGCGCTTAGCGCACTAGTCAATGTTGTACTAAACTTTTCATTCTCTTCAGCCTCAAACTTATCAAAAGCTCCTGAAGCTTCTTTTGCCCTCAAAAATAAGTCTTGTTTTAACTGAGCATTTCTAGACTCTATTGAAGCTCTTCTGTCTCTGAACTCCCTTAGTAAGTCTAGTTTTCTCTCACCTTTTCTAGCTTCGAGCTCTCCTCTTGCTATGTTGATCTCTCCTATTCTCTCTACTAAGTTATCCCGTAGACTCTGTACAGCGTTTTTAGTGTCTAGTTCTATTCGTGTAACTAATCCTTGTACTTGAGTTTTTAGTTGGTTCCTAGCTTGCCCTATTTTGGCTATGGTGCTTTGGAGGTTCCTTCTATTCTCAGCTAATCCCCTAAGGGCCTCTCTGCCTAATAGCTCTCCTGCAAACGCTCCTGTACCTGTTGTTCCGCCGAACTTAGATTGTATTCCTTGCATTAATTCCGACATCTGTCTTCTTAATGCAGAGTCAGCGGCCTTGGTTTCTCCTGTCTGCTCAATCTCCTGTTGTCCAAATTCACCTAATCTAAGGGCTTCCTCTGCTTTAGTTTGTTCTGTTAAGGCTGCACCTTCTGCCTGCACTCCTGCTATTTGTCCAGGAAGGTTTCCTTGTAGGGAGGATGCGAATTGATCCAATGCAGATATTGCTGGTGCGAAGCTTTCGTTTATGAATTTCTCCTCTTGCTTCTGATCGTCACCACTTGGTCCCTCCTCGAAAGGCACAGATCCTCCTCCACCTCCCAATGAGCTTGTGGATGCTCCTAATACCTGTGGTTGCTGTATTGGCCCAAACTGTTGTGGCTGCTGAATCGGTCCAAATTGCTCCGTTGACGGTGCTGGTGTAAATAACTGTCCAAATCCTGAACCTTGTATTACATTTGCCATTATCCAATCACCTCCTTAAAAGTTAATTCTATGAATGTACTTGTTAATTTGCTCATATTAGTATTGGGTAGTGTGCTACTCCCTCAATTCCTTTCGCGTTAGATGTGGTGAATCCTCCATAAGCATTGGCCGCACGGTCTGTAAAATCAAGACCTACTTTAGCTGTTGAACTAGCAGAGCCTGCTACGGATATACCAAGTAATCCCACCACTGTCTGCGCTGGGCCGTTATCCAATACAAAAATTACTTGATTCAATGATCCCGTCGGTACCGCTGATGATGATATTGGCAGTGTGAAGTCAAAACCTGCAGCATCTGATGTTCCAGATGATTCAAGTAATAGAGTGCACATACCTCCCTCAATCCTAAAGTGTACGTCTTGTGTTGGGTCACTACTAAACCCTGTCCATGTTGGGTCATACCCAAACCAGTAAGGGAAGTTATCCGCCACTGCTGCGTGGCTGTAAAATGGTACCGATATAGCTGCATCAGCTAAAGCGTAATCATTGTTAGCCACCAAAGTAACCGTAGTATTTGTTGAAAACGAGCTACTTCCTACATACGCGAACTTAGCTGATGAGTTTGTAAACTTCAGCTTAGTCCCTGCCGTATATGTTGTTGTCCTATCTACACCTGAGATCGTGAACGTTGTAGCTGTTGCATAAACCCATGTGTCTGAGGATGATACCCAACCGTCGGATGGTGTTGCGTTGTCATCAACATACTTCTTGTTCGGAACGTCATCGTCCGCCGTGACATTATCCTCATAGTTACCAGAGCCTGCTGTGACAGCAATAACCCCTGTACCTTTAAGGGTAATTCCTAAATCTATGTCGGTGTCTCCCCCAGTTGTTGCTATGTCGGGCGCATTACCTGCTGCTGCGTTACTAAGCGTAAGCTCGTTAACCGCACTTCCTGTTTCTGAGAATATTAACCACTCGTTGTTGTTACCATCTCTTATAGCTTTTGTGTCAGCCATGTCAAAGTGACCTGTTAGCGAAGCGGTTGCCGCAGTTATATCTGAGTGTGTTCCATCAGTATTATGTTCTGCTGCTACCCCATCCCTTAAATCATTCCACATTCCAACAGTCATTGTTGCTTCGACTAAAGCACCATCGGAGTGTGATCTTGCTGTGGAATTATCAAAGGACCTTGTGACCCCAGTTAAGTCACTGCCTGATATTCCTGTAAATGAAATAAACTCTCGAGAGTCAGGTGTGGCCGTACCGTTCCCATCCTCTCTGTCGATTATCAAAACCCCACCACTGGTAGAGAGGTTTGTAACCGAGTTGAGCGTTATAGTCGTAACGCTGTCGTTGATAGCCCCATTCAGCGTTGTACTAAAAAAGTTTGCTGATGGTGCTGGGTGATATGTTGCCATTATCTAACCCTCCTATCTTTTAAATAATTAACTAGATCTTCCACGAGACTCCTTTAATGCCTCTTCCAGCAGGAATCGCGGAAGTTCTTATACTCAACAACTCAAAGTTGTCGTTTCTGTTGCTAGTCTTAATTGTAAACTGAACCCTTCTAGCTACTTTGTAGAGATGAATCCACCTTACAAGATCCCCAACATCGGCGGCACCTCCTGTTACTTCAGTATCACCAAATTGGGTGTTGCCCCAAAGGTCAGCTCCCCAACCCGCATTTCCAGCGGCCGTTGCGATATTAAAGCTTTTGGCTGCAATAGTGTTGCCGGATCTATCCTGTAAACGAATGTCTACAGATACAGATCCCACAACATTACGCATGTTAAAGTAAATATCTTTGATTAGTTTGAACAGTGTCCAGTCCTTAAAATCCTCATCCCTTGTTCTTATAATGGTTGCTATTGTAGTGCCAGCATCATCCCCCTTACTCGCTGCCATGTCATAGATGTTAGGTGTACCATCATCGCCAAATAGTAATTGTTGGTTGTTACTACTATCGAAGTAGTTTAGGAATATATTGGAATCAAAAGTCCAAGGGCCTATCCATGACAACCTCTCTCGGTCATAGACCATGGACTGATTCTTACCTGGGAAAGAAATGATGTACTTAAATCCTGTGTATGTTCCACTAGCGCTAGCCTTTTGGGCGGGTGTAATTCCACCAAAAAATGGCCTTATCTTAGCGCTTAGCTCGTTGGTTCTTAAGACATCAATCGCTAGGTTTGGCTCATAACCTAAAACATAAACGCCCTCTCTTGATAAAAAGAATATGTCATTCTCTACCGCAACTATAGATTTAGGGGCGATACATCCCCTAGAGGCTGTGATTAGTTTAGCTGTAGGTTGTGTGATTACGAAGTTTCCTATTGTAATAGTTCCTAAGGTAACCTCCCACACCGAACGTTCTTTAAACACAATGATACGATTACCAAATACCCCAAGCCCCGTTATGTCATCCCCAGCGTCTGGTTCTATTCTTATAAAGTTACCACCGCTTCCAATATCTGTTCTCTCATGTAAGGGCACTCTGCCTGATATAACAACCTTAGAAGGCTCTCCAGATACACCAGCGTAGATTAGCCTATCTTGGAATCTCTCAATATACTTTGCTACAACCCCGCCTGTACTATCCGCTGTAGGTGGGAATGCAAATTCTGCCGGTGTTGAATTTCCGTTGTCAAAGAACTCCGTGGTGTTAGGTCCCACTGAACCCAAAAATCTCTCATCCCCTTCAGCTCTTCCGTAAACGTTATACCCCACTAAATCCACACTTGCTGCACTGATTCCACTCCACTGAACAAGTACCGTTCCATCTGTGGTGTCCTGTGGTTGATCAGCTAGGGCCACTGCTGTGCTGGCTAAGGTTTCCCCAACCTGCGACTTAGAGGATACTCTATATGAGTAGACCTCAAGGCCACTGGCTCCAGAAATCTGGGTGGCAAACACACTTGTGGGTTGTGCTAATGTTGGGAATCCTACTAACGTAGGTGTTGAGTAACGTACTACTTCTCTTTGTCCATTGACGATATACATATCATCATCAAGTTGAACCATGTCAGCATCAAACCCAGAGGCCCAAGAAGCTCCCGACCTCTCTGTGTAACTAGCGCTGTTTTGAATAGTGAGAAACCCAGTGTCTGTGAGGGCTAACAATTCATTATCCCCTGTGGAAGTGTAGTAACCGCCCAACCCCCTAACAGATCCTGTGGCCCCTCCCATGTGGTTTAGGGTGTACCCCCACCGTTTAGTGGGAACACCCTTACCAATGAGTACTATGTTGTCTGCTTGCGCCAATTCATCCCCACCAATCTCAGTATCTTTTAAGAGGGTGTTTAGTCCTTTACGAAAATTGTCCCAATCCGCAAGGCCAGGTTTTCTGGTTTTGTACCTAGGAGGCCTTAAGTTAAGTAGAGGCATTTAATCCTTCCCTATCCGGAAAGAGTTCCTCGTCTCCTCCACGGTTCTAACTCTCGACGCATCGTTTGCGGCTTCACTAAATACGTTTTCTCGTTGTAATAATCTCTGTAAAATCTTCTCTGCCTCTGCTTTAGCCTGGGGAAATCTGTCATCCCCTGTTGACTCCCACAAAAACGCTGCCGACCTTTGTACCAAGTAATTAGGATCTGGAATCATTGATGAATCCGAACCACTTACTAAGGAGCCTGCTGCTGCGTAGTAAGATACGAATATAGAAGCCCCACTTATCAGCTGCCTATCGGAGTTACCCGAGTTTACAACCATCGTGCTAGTTGATGCGTTATGCAACAAGTAGACATAGGGGTCTGTATCTAATTTCATACTTTTTTCTTGAGGTCTGATTTCAGCAAAATCTCTAGAGTTGTTCGCATTGTATGCGATTCTAGGAAAACTAGCTAATTTTCTGAAGTCTGCTGGCAGTGTAATAGAAGTATTGCCAGATATAGTACTGGTCTGAGTGCTGAACTCGCTATAAAGAGCTTGCCAATCGTAGAGTTGTTCCCATTCAGCTTGAGCCATATTCATGTACTTAAGCCGTAGGTTCCAGTCATCCCCGCCTTCCGTTGGAGACGAGCTGGAAACATCTACTAGGCTGGCTATTCTTTTTTGTATTTCTGTTACATCTAATGCCATTGTTTGTCCTTATTCGTACGCTGCTGCCGCTTCTATTGCGGAGTCTGGTAATAAAGGAATCCAGAATAGTGAATCACCATCTGTAGCCTTTACCCTAATAGCTCCTGCTGAAGCCCAATCTGCTCCCGCACCGAAGTCAATACTCATGACCGATACGAATGCTGTTCCTGATAACTCCAAGGTCACCCCAGACGCTGCTGAGTTGCTTCCCAATACTAGAGAAGCCACTGAGTAACTACCGGAAGCTGTCCTTTCTAATGTTAGAACTGTTTCGTCCCCAGCTGAAGTTATTGTTCTTGAGTTAATTGTATCTATACTCGCAGTTGAGGTTAGAACTGCTCCTAGCGCCACAAGACCTGGTCCTGTAGAGCTGTTGCTTAGTGTTAATGCTGGTTCAGCATCGTCACTAATCATGTTTCCACCTATTTCTGCTGCTAAATTAATAATTTGTGCCATTGTTTATCACCTCCAACCAATGAATAACTTTCCCTATACTTTCTTCTTAGAAGATTTCTTCTTTGGTTTCTTTGCTACTACTTCTTCTACTTCTTCTACTTCTGCGATTTCTACGACCTTCTCTGCGACAGGTTCCAGTAGTTCCACACTTCCATCTGCCAGAAGTTCTTCTAATTTTTTCCCTTTGATGTCAACCGTAATTCCAGATTGCCACCCAGGTGGGAAGTCCCTGAGTAATTTGACTAATGCCATATTATCTCCTTATAAACTATCTATACTATCGTTGAGCAGTTTTTCCCAAGGAACACCGGTGTCTCCGATCTTCGCTATGAGTTCGCTCTTACGGTTAGTGCCGTACTGAGCAATCATCTGATCTGAGAAATAGATCTTAGTGTCGCTGTTCGCGGCGGCTAACTTAATTATTCTTTGTTCGTTTGATTGTGTTTCTATACTTGCCATAAATAAAAAGACCGCCACTTACATGTGACGGCCATAGCTTACTAACTTTAGAGCCTACGTATATTATACCAACAACAGAACCTTATGCAAACCTAGGACCTCTGAATTTATTACTAGTTGTGAGTATGGGCCATATTGGTTGGGCAGCCTCTGCGCCACCAGCCTCTGCGATCTCAATGGCAGCCCCCACATTTCCCGTACCGCCAAGCGTAGTCCAATCAGCAGTAGTATCCGCACTTTGGTAATCGTATTGTGTTTGTATTGTGGAATCCTGGGAGGAATCAAGAACGGTTTCACCTATTTCGGTAAATCCTGACCCAGCGGTTATCGTTCCCAGCCCGACATCCTTCACGGTTGCAAAAACCATGTTTGCCGCATCTGGGGTTGAGTCCAAAGTGACAGTCAAGCCAGTGCTGGTTCCTGTGTTTGTTTTATTTTGAACAACGGGGGTACTGGTGTCGTGACCCGTCACTTCGGCTACCCGCATAATCTTGTGCCTGGTTGCTACAGAAAAGGTTGTCGTTATTGTTCCTGACCCAGGTGCGCCAGTTACCAAAGCATAAGCTACACCAGAACTCAAGTCCTTGCCCCCGCCTATATCCACGGTATCTTGGACAATGGTCCACGAACCCACATTGCTTAAAGTGGTGGAAATGCTGGATATTGTGGTTATAGAATTGTTGGTATTACCCACAGAAACAATTAATAATGAATTGCTGGATGGGCTTATCGAACCAGTAGCAATGTTGTCAGTATTAGCAGTACTTGTAACGCCTGTTAAATTTGATGGTGCTGAAAGTGCCATATTATATTAGCGAAACTGCTACCTCCGAATTAATAGTTGTCCACTGCTGTGCCGCTGGTAGATTAGTCGATACATCTGTTCCTGGTTCTAGTATGTAAATAAACTTCTGCACCCCATCCTGTTTGGCCACGATTCTATAACTTCTATCACCAGTATTAACAGCGGAAGCACCTTTTATCAAATAGTATGGGTCACCAAATTCGTCTGTACCCGCGATTCTGGAATTATTGTATGTGAGACTAACTAAGACCCCATTACCTACGCTGTGCATGGGTGTGGTTATGTTTGGCATTATTCAAACCTAACGTTTGCCATCACCGATATAGTAGCAGCCCCGTTTAGTTCCACAACGAAAGCCTGATCAGCGCCGTCTGCGGCAAGCCCAGCCTCTCCGAAATTACTTACGTAACCCCCCTCTGTTGCTAGTCCTGTGAATGGTATTACGTACCCAACACCTGATTTAATAGCTACCTCTGACTCTCCTAACGAAGCTATGTGAATATCTTTTAGTACCCACCTCTCTCCACTAGGCGGCTCAAAAATAGTGGCGTTGCCGTCTGCTGAGTATACTGATGAAAATGACGTGTATGTCGAAATTGGAGGCGGTGCATATGTTGTGGTCACCAGTCCAACGTATGTTTTAGGGTCGCTGAGTGTTACATTACCTATTACGGCCACATTCCAAGGATCATCTCCTTGTTCGACCGTCACATTACCTATGTTAGATGTTACCCACGGGTTGTCGCCTTGTTCGACCGTAACGTTTCCAGTAACTGCCCATGCCCCAGATTGTGAAACTGGCACAGTGTTAGCTACAGTTGTTGTGGTTAATCCTATAAAGGTATTGGGGTCAGCCCAAGCTGTGTTAGAGGTGACGTCTACATCGCCAATATCAACCCCTGAGTTAGCAGCCAATGTTCCAATGGCCTGATCTCCAACTCCAATTGTGACGGTTGCTAGTCCAACGTATGTTTTCGCATCACTCAAGGTTACATTACCAACTATTCCTGTGAGGGATCCTGGGTCTAAAGTGACGTTTCCACTGAAGGTTGTGGCCACCACCTCGCCATCAAGTGTTATAGGCACATCGCCTTGTCCAGTGGCGTCCACCGGTAAGGGGTTGGCAAATCCGGAAACTGAGACCAACCCAACAAAAGTTTTAGAATCGGAAAGGGTAACGTTGCCCACAATGCCGGTTAAGCTACCAGCGTCCAGAGTTACGTTCCCCGCTGCAGCCGCTAGACTTCCTGTTATGGTTACTAGACCTATATATGTTTTAGGGTCGGCCCAAGCGGTGTTGGAAGTAACATCAACATCCCCTATGTCCACCCCACTGTTAGCTGTTAGTTTACCTATTGCCTGATCCCCAGCACCTAAAGTAGTGGTTGTCAAACCAACGTATGTCTTGGCGTCAGAAAGCGTTACATTACCAGTTAACCCCCAGTCTCCTCCTTGGAATACTGTGGTTACTCCCGCTCCACCAGCCACCACGTTAACATTCATGGCATTGTTGGCGCCATCCATTATACTATCGCCTGCTCCGTCCTCTATATCCTTAATGACATCTACTTGGTCAACCGTAACGTTTCCTGTTATTGACCAATCTCCTCCTTGAAAAACGGTTGTTGTGCCAGCACCGCCCGCTACAACATTGACCCGTACGGCGTCGTTACCTGTGTCCGCCCAATCTACCGTATCTCCAGAGGCATCTTGTGGTGATGTGTTCCAAGGGTCGTCCCCCTGATGCACTGTTGCGAAACCAATTTTATTTGTTGTGTCTCCCGCTGCTCCAGTATTAACAACTGCGTATATGGTAGACCCCGAAACTAGGTTTACATTCTTGGCGTATAAATCTTCGTTATGTTCGTCCCTTTGTATTTGTACTGAATGTTTAGCCATTATATATTAAGTTCTACAGGAGCCTCCTTATTCTCCACCACTCTGTCTACTACTTGTACTTGTTTATTCGGTCTACTAGCCTTCTCCTTCATCCTATCTTCGGTTACTTTTTTCAACCTTTTCTCGGATTCCCTAACCCTTTCTAAGTCCTTCTTAGCTAGCTCTAGTTTGTCTTCGGCCACCTTTTGCTTTTTTGCAGCCGACTTATCTTTTATCTCAGCGATTCTTGCTTTCTTAGACCTATCTATATCTAATCTGGCATTTCTATAAAGGTAGTTCACCAGGGTTTCTCCGGAGAATGTTACCCCTAAACCATTTTGATATTCTCTCACCTTATTAATTATTGCAGAGGGATCATCCCTCCCTAGTTTATCTTTAGCCCAATCGTAAATAACAGCCATTTTGTCAGCCAGTTTTTTATTATCCCTTTTAAGTCGGTCTACACCTAGAAATGATGCGAACCTATGATAGTCAGGACTATATTTATAAGAATCGTATTCAGCCATAATTTGTGTAAACCGTTCTTCTTTGTTTAAACTTAGTTAGAAACAAAAAAAGGGCCTCCTTTGTGGAGAACCCTCAGCTTACTAACTTTCGGTATAGTCATATTGTACCACTTCCATACCTGATAATCTAATTTGCTAATATTGCTTGTTTCATTTTAAGGACGTCTATCTTTGTGTTTAGCGTAGTCCAACGATGTACTTTCCTCAACAATTCACTACCTTTACCCGACATGCCGGCATCCCTAATGACACTCTTGATTAAAAGAACGGCCTCAGGTCCCCCATCTACACCTGCTGCCTTTTTAGCCCAGGTATAAATATCCTCCATCTCTTTACCCATTGTGTCCAGCCCATCATCGAGTCCTAGTAGTATAGATAGGTCCTGCATGTCCTTTAGTCCCGTAATGCCCTTAAGATCTTCAACATGCGAAACCTCGGGACCTCTTCTATCTTGTAGGCCTATCTCTTCTCTTTGTAAGACCTTGGCTAAAGGGACTCTGTCGCTCACTAGAACAGTTCCACCCAGTTAATGGCCACATCTACTGTGGAGTTTGTGCCGGCTGACGTTTGTTGAGCTGTCACTGTGAACACGTCCCCAGGATTCAGCCTGAATCTGGTGGGATCTAGATTAAACAACCTATTGCCCGAAGAGTTCAACACACTGGAAAATTGTGTACTTCCCCCGGATATCGCAGTCGCAGCAGAGTCCTTCTCCACCACAGAGTCACTGGCATCCACATCGGCGTAGGAAGCTGCGGTTAAGGCACCATTCACTCTGAATCTTATTCTGACAGGTTTATTACCTACGGAGGTAGATACTTCCAAAAAGGTAAGCTGTATTCTGGTTCTATTCTCCTCTCCTTGGTACACTGGTTTATTTCTTACAGAGAGTATGGGTTGTTCCGAGCCCTCATCAACGTCAGTGTCCTCCGCATCTGCCGAGTTTCTTACAAAGTGATTGTTTGGTTCTTTACCCTCTATAAACCCAGCTATGGAGGGGCTAAGCATCTCTATATTAGAGGTATTAGAGGTGTTAATAACCGACATAAATACGGGAAGTGTTGGATTTTGAACAGAGGTTAGAGTATTAGCATTGGCGTATTGAATAGAATGAACTCTGACCAGTTTCCCTGTGGCAGGATCTTCTATAAAAAAGGATATCATTCCGTACCCCAACCACTGGTATCTTATTTGATAGACGTTTCCCTTGGTTGTATCTAGGGTAACCCCACTATTTCCTGTACCATCCATGACATCATCACTCCAAGATGTTTGTGCAACCCAGGTGTCGGTCGCCGCGATCCCTGTAACAACGTTGGTAACTCCACCAGTGACTGCTGCTCCAGTGGTATCCGTGTCCGCAAAGGAATAAGATCCCCCATGAGCTGCCGCATCATAAGATATAAAGGTAACTGTGGATCCAGCTGCATAGGTTCTCCACCCTGTACCAACCCCGCTGAAGTCCCCAGCAGCTATGTCATTAGCTGTGGTAGTAGTATCTCCAGAGGTTGCGTCTGTAACTTCCACTGGCCCCCCGTCCCCATCTAAAGTAACCGTGACTGTACCTGCAGATGTGGCCTTCGTAGTGACGATAAGCTGAACTATCTTACAGGCCCCACCACTTCTTCTTAAAACTCCAAAATCGGCCCCATTGTAGCCAAAAAAATACCCATCTGAGGACGACCCCACACCCATTATTTGTTCGGAGCCGGCCACACCTATGGTGTAGATGGTAGTGAATCTGGCCAAACCTCCCTGACCCGCATTGTATTTGACTGGGATTTTGGTGAGTGCTATAGCTGCTTGATTGGCGGATGCTCCTGTGGATATCTTTAACCTGTTGGTATCTATGGTGGCAGTGCCCCCATTCAATCTAGTCTCCATGATCCTACCGTTTATATTATAAGGAAAAGTAACCTGCACCACAGGAGTTGGCTCTACTGCAGAGAGTTCCCCAAAAGCAGAACGCCCTCCCCCACCAAAATCTATTATCTGGTTATCTCTATTATCTACAAGAAACACCTTTTTACCAGCTGTATTACTGATATGAATATGTTCTTCTTGGTCTATTGCTGGTTGTGTATTTCCTTTGTGTACGTTTGGCATATAAAATAGGGACCCCTTCTACAGGACCCCAGCTTACTAACTTTAAGTCTAGCGTTATTATATCACCCTTACTTTAGGTAATCCAACTGAACAGGTATTTCCCCACTCTTCATCTTATTCATTTGCTCAAAGTGATACTTAGCTGGAGACTTCCTATCCTTCTTGGCTTGATCCGGAGACCAACTGTCGTGGTCAAACCCCATACACTCATTGGTCTGATCTATAAACTGCCTATAACCCAAGAGATCGGCCCGTTGTGCTATAGCTACATTATCCCACGCAAACCCCTCGTAATCATACTGTGGGTCCATTCCCCCTAACTCCCTAATGACAAAGTTAGGTATAGCTGCGTAATTTAGTTCCCAGTCTGGTGGGTTACACATGTAGAATGTACCTTGGTCTGTCCTCATTCTAGGATCTTCCCAAGTCATATTAAAGGGTTTCTGCTTATAAGGCTCTTCAAAAACTGTTATTAGACCTTTCTTATCCACCCTATCATCCTTACCCGGGTTGCTGTATTGATGTCCTACTCCCGTTACGAGAACTCCCTCAGGGTGTTCCTTGTGGTGAAACCAATACTTCTCTAGAGAATCGTGGGGTATCCATATAAAGTCTTGCAAACAGACTATCAGTTCACCCTCGCAACTGCTAAATCCTTGGTTATCTGCATGGGCCAGGTTAGTTAGTGCCCCCTCCTTCATAGAATCTTGTCTGACGTACTTAAGCCTTGGATCGTTGATATACTCTTTAACTAGAGCCTCTCGCTCTCTCCACAACCCATCTACTATGATCAGTTCGAAGTCCTCCTCGGTCTGACGCATCATGTTAGCCCACAATATGTCTATCCCACCGTACCTATTAGTGAGGTTCATTACTGATATTTTCATTTTTTCACCGCCGCCCATCCTATAAACGATTTCTTACTTACTATAATCTTATCTCTAGCACAGAAGTAGAAAGGTCCCCTAGGTAGACCCTCTGGAAAAGCATGGTGGGTTTTGTTGACTCCGTAATCCACAAACTCCAAAGCTCTCCCACACACCAAACAATTAGGACTTTCGTCAGAGGGTATAAAAAAGTCAGCATCCCTACCCTCCTCCTTTAGTTTTCTTATCAGTGGATCGAAATACTCATCGTTCACTACCCTACCTGTGCCTTTACCTACAGGCCTAAGGACGGGTATTAACTCCCTAAATAGGTTCCTGTAAGCGTGGAGTCTGTGAGTGCCGTCTAGTACTGCGTTGTTTTCGTCTATAACAATGGGAGGAAAGATAGAGCCCTTGTCTAGCTCCTTGGTATAAACCTTAAGCTTAGGTGCTTGGGTATTGTGCTCTGCCGGGTCGTCTATTAAGTCTACTGGGAATTCCACTATCTCCCAGTCCTTCTCGTCACCGGATACACTATGAATTACGTGTTTCTTAAGCGCTTCTATCAAACCACTCCTTTAAACTCAGTATCCCTGGTTTAGCATCAATTGCAGGCTCCCAGTTCAGGTCTTTCTTAAGTTTTGAGATATCTGACACGTAGTACTTCTGATCCGCAGGTCTCCAGTCGTCATAGGATATCCCTGTGTCTATATCAGCTATATCAATGAGATCCATAAGAGAGATGACATTCTCTGGACCCCCTCCTGTGTTATAGGCCTGGCCACTAACCTTATCCTTATTCTTCCACGCTAAGTCGTAGAGTCTCACTAAATCGTCTACGTGCAACACATCCCTAACTTGATGCCCATTCCCAAAGATTGTGATAGGTAATCCATCTCTATTTGCTATTAAAAACCACGCCACCCATCCCTGCTCCTCTGCTCCGTGTTGATAAGGCCCATAAATACAGGACTGTCTGAATGATACTGTAGGTATGTCATATATCCTGCTATAGTCTAAGACGTACTGATCTGCGGCCCCCTTAGATACTCCGTAAGGTGTGTGAAAGTTTAATTGTGTATCTTCCCCCACAGGCTCGTCTACTTGTATATCCCCATAAACCTTGTTGGTGGAGGCAAAGACTACGAATGGTTTTATATCGTGCCTACGTGCATACTCTAGTACCTCAAAGGTTGTTACGGTGTTTGAAAATAAATCTAATCTGGGACTCTTTATGGACTTCCCTACCCCCACCTGCGCCGCCATGTGGAATATAGCGTCTACAGCAGGCATGAGTCCTAAGCCGTCTATTACGTCCTCCTGTATGTGTTGGTAGTTAGGATATTTCCTTAGTACCTCCAGATTATCCTTGGACCCCCTACGGCTCATGTTGTCTATTCCATAGACCTCAAGTCCTTGGTCAAGATAATATACAGCAATGTTGGTTCCTATAAACCCGCAGGAACCAGTTATCAGTACCCTCTCACACCTTGTTGTTACAGTCATAACTTAGTGAACTCCTCTCTCCAGGGCCTAGCCATTTGCTTTGGATATAACTTGTTGTAGTACTCCTCAGGATAGTCCCCGAACTCTTCCTTGAATAACTCCCTGTTCTCTTCGTGATGCTTACTTTGTTCTCCCACGATTTGGGTAGTTGATGAGTCCTTATGTTGGAAACAAGTTTTTGTGGTATACGCAGTTTGTAAACCGTACGACCTAATCTCACTCCAGAAGTACCAATCCTCGTAAGCCCCACCAGTCCCCTTGAAGTGTTCTGGGAATGGGAACCCGTTATTCCTTATGACAAAGCATGATGATTGGCACCATCTCTCCATACCTGTGGCAAAAGTCTTGTCCCCAATCTTCATCTCCTCATCGTAGAAACACATTCTAGGGTGTACCGAGACTGTTCCTTCGTCTCTTAAGATATCAAAGCAAACCTCCCAGAAGTTAGGGGCTATACGTACGTCGTTGTTTGTAAGGAGTAGGTATTTACCCCTAGCTATAGCAATCCCATCGTTTATCGATTTAATAAAACCCTTATTGTGGCGGTGATAAATGTAGGTATCAGCCTGCTCTTTTAGGTAACCTGAACCCATAGGAGAGTTATCATCGATTATTATTATCTCATAGCCCGGTAGATCAGCCGCCTTTAGTGAGTGGATTGTGTTTTTGGTTAGTTGTAATAGCTCCTCGTTAGCTATGTAACAAGGGATGATGATTGATAGTTCAGGCATTCTCTATACCTCTTAGTAGATCTTCTGCATACCTCTGTGCCGAGTAGTGCTTTAGAATGAACTCTCTTGGATACATACCAGACAAAGTCCACTTCTTAACGTATTCCAGGGCCTTAGTGTTATCTCCTGACACACTCACAGGAATGCCACAACTAAGCGCTTCTAGCACTGTTCTTCCACTTCCTTCCCACCCGGTTATATCTACTAGCTCTGACTTGTTGAACAGTTCCCTTATGAATTCCACCTCGTAATACCCAAGCATAATGTTTGTGCCCGCCTTCACACAGTGTCCTAGTATTTCATACCCATCGGGCTGCACTGTACCTAGTAACAAGCCTTTATCCTTGTACCTATCAGCGAAGATGTTTTGCCTTTTCCACTGACTAAAGGTTGCGGGATAAAATGCCTCATACTCTTTCTTCAAATTCATGGGCTTGAAAAACCTGCCATCAGTACCAAAGGCTGTAATTGCCCTAATCCCCGCTGGTCTTATTTGATTAGTTACCTCGTCTGCCTCCGGGAACACCACGTCATAGGCCCTCAGAGCTTCCACGTTCAATCCTAAGTTAGTTGTAAGCACCAAGCCCTTCCTAGCCTCATACTTTGAGAGTTGTGGTATAAACTCGCTTGTAGAGTTGTCCCAGTTAAGTATGAAGTCAGAGTCATCGGGGATCTCTATGTCTAATCCTAAATGCCAGCGTACGTTGTGTTTCTTCTCTATTATTTCAAATGCAGCACGTAGACCATCTCGCCACTTAGGGAACACCCACTCTGCCTTATTGAAGTACCATACGACATCTATGTTCATAACTCCCCCTCCCTTATCCAGTGGGCTCTGTTAACATCGCACCTCTCACGGTACCACTTATCCTCTTCACTCATGTTGTTGGAGTCCATATACCAGGTCTCATGCTCGAAAACGTATGGATAGTTAGATCTTATAGAGGGTTTGGTTGCGTCTATACTACCTCCGGGCCGAAACACCTCAAATGCCCCATCTATAGGAGCTTCGAAAAACTCGCACCTTGTTTGATCGCCGTATAGTGGTTTGGACCAAAACTGAGCCTCCCACCTAACCGCCTCTCTTCTACCCGCATAGTGCTCCGGCAAGTTATCTATGCGATAGGCGGGGCCTGCGGAGTGGTAGTTCTTATACTTGGGATCATTTAAAGCGTTAACCCAGTACTCCAAAGCATCTAGTGGACACTCCTCCATTGGTATCATATCTGGATCACATACTGCGAAGTTCCCTCCTTTAGGGACTAAGTCGTGCTTCCACGGTGCCCACTTACTATGGTTTGTTTCCAAATTGTAGACTCTGTACTTAGTCTTTTCCAAATACTCAAGTAGTGGCGGGTAAGTTGAGTTGTTATTAACAATCATTATCTGTGCCTGCTTTGTACTTTCTAACCACGGAACTAACTTCTCTTTAAGGTTTTTAACCCTGTCTCTTACGATTATAAATACGGGAATTCTCACTTGGGTTTCCTTCCATAACCAAGTATCTCATCAGGCATGGAGTCATTAGCTCCGTCTGACCAACAGCCTATACTTGTGACTATCTCCTCGTATCCCTCCAACCACTCCAACATAGAAGTCTCAAAAAACCTCCAGTAATCGCTGGGGTGTGGGTGAAACTTATGTTTTAAACTGGGAACAGTGATGAGGAGCCATCCCCCCGGTCTTAGCACTCTTCTCATCTGACTGATAGTTACCCAGAACTTATCATCATGTTCTAACGTGTCGGTACAAGTAACAAGATCAAACGATGGTCGTTTCCACTTCTTACCTATATCATGCGCGTTCATGACAATGTCCACGTTCTTACCCTCCCTCATATCCAAACCTACATAAGTATTATGGTTAGGAATAAAGTCTCTCACAGTTCCGACACCGCCCTCGTCTTTTGAACCGATATCCAAAACCCTATCAAAGGGGCCGTGCTTCTCACCGAAGGCTTTTAAGAACTTTTCGACTTGTTTAATCATGATTTAAACATTCCAAACCCGCTGTGGTGTAAAACACTCAGATCCAGCTTCTCTGTCTTTATGTCCACCCAAGCTTCAAATAGCCCATCCATCTTAATGTCATCCATAATCACAACCTTACCCTCACCTATAAGTGGTAGATATTCTTTCATTTCTCTCCGTACTGCTTCCTCGGTATGTTCTGCGTCGATGAATAAGAGGTCAGTCTTAGACCAGTCTAGGTCTTTAGGCCACACACCCATGTCCGAGTCATCTCCTATTATCTTTGTTAATTGTGGGTAATGTTCCTTGATGTATGAGAACTCCAGTCCGTGTTCTGCTAGTGTTATAGAGTACAGTTTGGAATTGTTGGCCAACTGTGAAAGCATACACAGTGCTGAAGTCCCCATAGCTCCACCTAACTCCACCACTTGTTTAGGCTCGAGTACCTTAATTAAACACGCTAGCCACTGATAATACAAGCTGTTCTTAGTGTCCATCACGTCGTTGTAACTTCCTTGGGCTACGTTCTTTAAATAGGGCTTGAGTAACTCAACATCGTACGTTTCTAACTCCTTGAAAACCTTATCGTTTAATTCCTTTAGCGATCCCACTTAGCTACATCCTCCGGTCTCTTCTCACTACCAGTATAGGGGTTTCTAGTTCTCTGTCTGTATCTGTAATTAGTCTCACACCTCAGGGAACAAAAGAATGTGTCGTACACTCCTCCTCTTGATCTAGTCCTTGGTCTGTCTGTTTCTATCTTCTTACCACACTCGGGGCACTCCTCGGTTCTTTTTTCTGCCATTAAATCTCCTTTAGCCTTCTAAGTAATTTTAGCTTCTTATCTAGCCTACGAAAGCACAGTGAACAGAGTTGTACCCGTCCCTGATAGGCTAGTTCTCGCTCATTTCTGCATAGGTAGCAGGTCATTTTTTAAAATCCTCATCCCACTGGACTGCTACGTTTGTCCAAGTGTATTCCTTGTTGGCCCACTTCATCATAGGCCCTCTTATCTCCTCTTGTCTCTTCGGGTCTTTAAGTAGAGCAATAAGCTCATCCCTAAACTTCTCCCTTACCTCCTTGTCATATATGTCCCCCTGAACCTTAACCCCATGCTGTACCGTGGTCTCAAGTGCTGCGTACTCTATAACTACGGGCACACAACCAAGCATCTGGGCCTTCATTGCTGTAATACAGGAGATCTCTCCGAAGTGCGTTGGGTAAGCCCACACTCCCGCTGTGGCCATTACCTTGTGTATCTCATCCTGTGAGACTCTCCCCATATGATTAATACCATCAGCTTCCATCATCTTATTCATCTTATTCATCCAAGCCATTCGTTCTGGGTTATCCCCATAGAACCTTTTAAAAAGTGTCCAACCATAGTAGACGTCTAGCTCTGCCTCGGGTACAGCCTTTTTAACCCCGGGCCATATCTTTAGCAAGTGTTCTAATCCTCTATCATATGAACTTGTGTATATTACTTTAGTTGGTTTGTTCATTTTGCTATCTCCACTAGCATGCACCTATCATGGTCCAAGCTAAAATGTTTAATACTATAATCCTTTACTAGTTCCCTAAACTCCTTCTCACTCCAAAGTCTTAGGTGCCCTGCAGGCACACCATCGTCCCACCCCTCCCTGTCCTTATTTGCCAGGTGGTCATCAATGCCTACATGGTCATCTCTTGGAGTGGATATGAACAAGCTGCCACCTTCCCTTACAAGAGATAAGGCGTTCTCTATACCCTTTATAGGATCTGGTAGATGTTCTATCACTTCCAGCATAACCGCGGCCTCATACTTACCCACGTGATCAAACATATCCTCACACACAAAGTAAGCTGGTGCCTTGACCAAGGCGGCCCTATGATTAGCCAGATCAATAGATTCCTGATTTAAATTAACTCCAACAGACATATAACCCATTCTGCCAAGAGTTAACCCTAGATACCCATCGGCACATCCAAGATCACAAAAGAACCTGTAATCCCTCTCAATGATGGTCTTCATAACCCAATCTAAACGTTCGTGTAGCCCCACACAATTCACAGCAGTTTCCATCCTTAGAGGCAGTTCCTTTAAGGTCTTACTGTAGTACTTTTTGTATACATCCTCATCAAAAGCATGTTCTACTTTCCCCCAAACTTTATCCTTTAACTCTCCCTCAGTGTCTTTAACTAGGTCCCAGGCCTTTAGGGCTTGGTTGTAGTCCATGAGTGTGTCTACTTGTTTTCTTAAATCACTCACAAAGTTACCCCGTTCTTTGAAACCATTACCTTCTCATCTGGTACATCAGGTATATTGGTTCTGTGCCATGGTGATAAAACTATCACTTTCTCTATCTTCTCAAGTCTCTCCTCGGTATATTGTAGTGGGTTGATGATGTCGTGGTTCCAGATGTAGATCTTCTTAGCCTTAGGGTTACCATCTACAAACGCTGGGTTTCTCCAGGCTACTATAATATTGAAATCATCTTGTGGATTATAGGCAAAGTAGGGTAGATACATAACACCATCATGATCGCCCTCATCAGACCCTGGCTCTGCATACACTGTAACCTTCCAACCTAAATCCCTAAGCTCCATTGCTAGATACATCACAGCCTCCTCGCTTCCTCCTACAAACCCCTCGGCCTCTCCCTTGAGGACCTTGGGACTCCATGCGGTGAACCCAGGCCCACAAAAGATTGCTACCTCGTTATCCTCCCATGTCCTAGGAGGGAAAACCTCACGACGTAGCTTCTCTATAAATGGGTTCTTACTTGCGTGCGATGGTACCGCTGCGAGTAGTGGCTTGAGTCTTTCTCTCTCACCTTTAGTTTTCAAATCATTAGCTAGGAATGCAACACTCTTTGTTACCTCCCGCTCGTTAATCATGCTCCTAGTTAATCTTACTCTGTTTAATAGCTCCTCCCTGTCTGGGTGGATTGCGTATAACTCCTCTGCCGCCGCAGCTGCTTCGTCTAACATAGACAGTTGAATACAAGCCCCATAAGTCACTTCTAAGGCTCTCGCTTTCAAATCCCTAGGGTTAGTAACGAGGGTAGATGGTGGGGGTGGAACACTGGTTGCTACCTTCACCCAATGTAACGCTGCGTGGTGATTACCTTTGACTAAGTAAGTGATAGCTAGATTTAAATAAGCTGATGGGAATTTAACATCCTCCATTAAAGATTGGTAACAGGCCGTTAGGGCGTTGTCGTTTTCTCCTAGCGCCCTATAGATCTCGGCCGCTAACTCCCAGCACTGCGCCCTCTCCTCGCCCCAGCCCGATTTATTATTATACTCGTACTCTGGTGAGCCAAAAATATAGATCTTAAACAACCCAAGAGCCCTTCTGTAGTATTCATTGGTCTTTAAATCAAAGTAGGCCTTACCAAGATAGTAGATGGTTCTTGGATCTCTGGCCTCGTTCTCGTAGATGTTGTACTCAAGAGTTTTAATATTTCGACCTATTGCGCTCCTCATCTTGTTGTCTGTTGTTAAGTGTAAGATCTCACACAACTTACTCTCTATTTTGTTGGTTGGTCTACTCTCTATTAAGGTCTCATGAATTGGTGCTTTCCACTCATATACTCCAATGTTCCTAACCAACCTCTCCCTTAGGTGTTGGATTAATATCTGCTCTATCTTGCCGTCTTTAATGATTGCCTGGTAAATGTAGTTTAAAAACACGGCCTCTGCTTTTTTTGAGTCGGCCTCCTTTATAATGTCTCTGAGATTCTTGCCAGCCCTCAGTACGTCATCTGTGTCCATCCACAGAATCCAATCATACTCCTTACCCACCTGTGCAAAGTTGTGATTTCTAGCTTGATCGAATTGGAATAGTTTGTCTCCCATTTTGAGTACAGGGTCGTAACCAAAAGAATCTTTAAGCCAACTAAGTGACTCCTGATCCACTGTTCTCCAGAATTTAGTAGGCTCACGGTCAACAACAGCGCCGTATTTCTCACCGACCTTACCCACTCCTTCATCTTCGGTTGTTACTGTTATGAAAATACCGTCTACCCACTTCGCTACTGAATTTAAACATCTATCTAATACTTCAGGTTTTTCACTACCCTTGACGATCATCGCCAGGGCAATTTTGGGGTTACTAGCCATACGCGGAGATTATACCACGAGATTATATCTTCTCGCTAACCCTCATTGCGGGGTATCTCTTCCAGAGCTTCTCGTACCACTTCTTGTTGTATGGTAGCTCGTCTATGGTAAAGATCCTGCGCAGTACAGTCTCAAAGAACACTGGTACATCAATAGTTCTTCTGAGATCCCCACTACCTTTGGTTCTTTTGGCTGATGCAAACTCTTTATCATCTAGACTCTCCCTGGTGAAGTCCATAGCTATAATTGAGGACTCATACTCTTTAGGTCTGAGTTCCTTCCAAACCAGTAACACTTCGTCTACTACCTCCCATAAATCTCCACTACCGCCCTTCTCAAAGACAGCTTGCTTCTTCTTTATCAATCTATCTGCTGCTGATATTGAGGACATAGGTGCGAGTCTTTTACGTCCATCTCCCGTAAGGTAGGGAGCTACTAAATCATCTTTAGGCATGTGGGTATTATACCAAAAGGGAGGTATCTCTACCTCCCCCTTAGTTTGTTACTACCATACTAGATATTATCCAGCAGTGTTGTAACCGGACCTTCGAGCATTAGCTCTTTCAGCTAAAAACTCTAGCGTTGCTTCTCCGATGATTTGACCATTGTCTCGGTCACCATCTTTGCTCAACATTTCTCTTACTGGTCTTCTCAAGTAAGCGATTCTCCACTTATCTTCTTTCAAACCAAGAACGGTTGGGCCTGGAGTTGCTGCTGCTGATGATACATCTTTGTGTGCGAAGATTCTGTGAACACCACCGTCAGATTCGTAGACCATAACGTCTCTTGTCAATCTCTTGTCGGTAGCATCTACGTATCTTGTGTTACCAGCTGTGAATGTTGATATTTTCTGTTTTAGTCCAAAAGGAACTAAGACCATATCAAACACGTCATCATTAGCAACATCTGTCCACACATCACTTACCATAGCGTTGAATTCTGTTTCGCTTAAAGAAGTTCCTGAATTACGAGCTGTGTAGTGAGTTGTCACTGCTGCTTGTATTCCAGTCATTTCTCTTGCTACTCCAGAGTTTCCTGAAGCTGCAGTACCTCTGACGAGTGCGAACTCAAGTTGGTTTTTCCACTGTCTCAAAGCTTTCTCTGCTTGATAGTCTAGTGGATCTCCCATACCTGCGATAGCGACTCTTCTTTCAGTTCCTGACACCCTGAAAGTTTGGCTAATAATTTGTGTAATATTAGTTCTTCTTCCTGGTTGTGTTAGATCACTGTAGGTAGCTGTTGCTCCTTCAACTGCACTGGCGTTGGTTGTAGGTCTTGCGACGTAATCTTCTGGCCACTCATGTAAAGTCTGTCGTGCATCGACTGTACTTAGCATTGTGGTTAAAGGATTTTCATCGGGACTTACATCTGTGATGATGTCGATAAGATCTTCACGTCTTACTGTGTCATCGTATGTTTGCAATCCGAATGCCATAACTTTTCACCTTCTTTCTTAATTGTTATCCAAGGCTTCTCAAACGTTCAATGATTGCTGACCTATCACCACGTTGTGACCTTCGTCTTAACGTAGCGTAATCAACTTCTGGTTCTCTCCTGTCTGATCTGCCTGTTGCCTCCAAGGAAGCTTGTTCTTTAGGTGTTAATTGCTTAACAGCCTTTTCAGCACCTAACTGTTCCGCTTTAGCTAACTCCTTGTTACTCAAGCTCTTGATTCGATCAGCTGCTTCTTTCAGTGTTAACTCTCTACCACCGTAGTCTTTAGGATTCATAATTGAATCTGTTAAAACTCCACGTACTAGAACATTTAACTCTGGGTCAAAGTCCTTGCCTTTCTTATTAAGCTCGGGGTAACTGGAGAATGCTTCACGTTCCTGTTGGTCTTGAATGAACTTCTCTAGCTTCTTTTCGGCCTTGACAGCTCTTGATTCGGCCTTAGTCGATGTGGTACGCATCTTTTCTAACTCTTGTACGTCTACATACCCAGTATTCTGGTCATACAGAGGCTTCGCTGCCGAAGTCTGTGTCTGACTGTACTGAGAGTATTGGTACTGCTGAGATAGAATCTCTGCTTCCTCTCTTCTAAGTCTCTCATCTCTGAGCTGACTTTTTAACTTGTCAAACTGCTCTGCCGTTCGGTCTTTGGTTCCTTCCGGCAACTGCAAGTCTGCTGTCTCTGTTGTTTGTGGTACCTCCTGTGTAGGAGCGTCTTCTACAACTTCAGTAGACTGAGTAGTTTCTTGTTCTGAGGTGGGCACTGCCTCGGCCTGGTTTTCTGTCGCAGGCGCTTCTTCTGCCCTGGTTTCGTCTGTCATACGAATCCTTTCTTTTAAATATATGACGATTGTTTACATGGCCGCATACCATGGACAACCCAGCAATATTAGCTGGTTGGTAACACCCGCCCCCGGGTACTACCAATCAGACAACATCGCCTAAAGGACTCTCAAGCTTCCCCTCTTCTACTCTCCATCCTGGGGATAGGAAAAACCCTATGTTACAACTAGCGCACTCTACTTCCACTGCTGAGCGATAGATGAAGAAATGATCACATTCCTCCATCTCCCTCAACTGCTGTTGCTCTACGTTAGAGTACTGCCAATACTCGTCAGTTGACGGCGGTAGAGGACTAAGCTCTTGAGTCATCGCTAGGGTATGCCTTTGCGCTTGATGCATTATCTTCTACTACCCAAGGACCACTTCCAGTTGCGTTAGCAATGTGTCCTAGAGCCTGACCGTCATCTAAGAATGATCTTACTTGCCCAGGTGCGTGAAAGAATGTTTGACCATCATAGGTTGTCTCGTACCCGATAGGGTCAGTGTTTTCCCCTGTGTCATTGTCTTGAGGGACCTGTGTTGTTTTTATACTCATCTTTTTCTCCTCTTCCTTAACTTATTACTTAATGAAGCTTCCAAAGCTACTTGATTTGCTTTTAGCTGCATTTGTTTCACTAATAACCTTAGCGGATGGTGCATCTCCTAGTGGAATACTAGGATCAGTCATGTGTCCGTTAGGTACAGTCTTTTTTGTTTCAGCGAGGGTTGCTCCCTTGCCTTTTAAGAACTTGCTCATTTAAATACCTCCTTAAAATTATCTACTTTCTTACCACTTTGTTTGTCTTTCAAAGCCTTAGACCTGTCAGCCATCATGGCCTCCATCCTAAGTAGCTCATTTATAGCCTGAGCGGCTCCCCAACCGATTAGATAATCATCCATCAGTTGATCTCGATCACTAGCGTCTTTGGGATTGACCCAACTGTGCTTTACCTTGCGCTCCAATAGCGGCCGGAGCACCTCTTTCCAACCCCTGTGGTTGTACAGCTCCAGCATTAAGTCCGCTTGATCCAGCGTTTGCTGCTCCTCCTTGGTTAGCTTGTTGCTCATTTAAACCTTCTTCCTGAGAGACTCTCTCAAAATATTTATCCGCGTCCTTAATTCCAGATTTCTCCATAATGTCCTCAATCAGTTCCTTAGACTTAAGCTTAAATCCATCTGTTGCCAAGGATGCAGCTAGTTGTGGGTTCTGAGTGATCTCTAGCAGTTGTTTAGTTAGTGCAACCTCTTCCGCTTGGTTAGGTAATTCCATTGACTCTATATCGGCGATGTAATCATATGTTCCAGATAAATCTTCTGGTTCTATGATTAGATGGCCCATATCTCCACCCTCTTCTAAGGTGAACTTTGGCAATCCTCCCTCTTTTGTGCTAACTGGGAATCTATCTACAGCTAGTTCCATAGGATCGATGTCCACCCCTTCCATCTCAGGTGATGTCATAATCTCTATTGCTTCATCAGGTATAACCTTACCGTCTAACCCAACTCTCTCAAAGTATCTGATAGCCTCTTTACCTACCACCCTTATAACCTTGACTTGATCTGTAGGGTCAGTAAACAGAAACTGCGCGTTCATACGTTGCCAGAACATCATCTGCTTCTTGATAGCCTCTGATAGGAAGATCTGGTTGTAGTTATCTCTAGCTCTTCGCTGTAGGTCTGAGCTTCGTACCTCTGTTGCAGTCTTCTTTTCGTCCCCAGGAATAGCTGACGATACTCCAGCACTGGTCTCTCCTAGCCCTTCTTGCATAGCATTGATTAATAATCTGTAGGTTGTAGCAAACTCCCCGACTCCTGTAGGACTTTGGTCATGTGCTATAACGTCTGATGTTGGGTCGTTCATTAACCACTTCTTACCTGGCCCAAACTCCAATGTATGCATCTCAACTGATTCACTTCTGATCTTAAGTGGTGCGTATAGACTCATATTGATTTGATCTACGTACTGACTCCATAGGGAGTTAACAGCCTTTTGTAACTTCATTACAGGTTCTATCTCACTCAACCCGTAAGTGTCATCATCAACAGGGTAGTACTTAAGCATTACCACAGGTATCTGACCGTGATCATAAGGGTTTGGTATGTCTCTTAGAATAACCCCGTGCTTAGCTGAGAAGGTGATCCATCTGTCTTTCCTATACTCTGTGGTTACCTCAATAGTTTTGAATTGCTCAGTTAAGTCATCTCCTAATCTATCAGGAAGTCCCGCAATAGATTTGTTTCTCGATGTGTAGTTAGATGATCTAGTATCTCCACCACTGCTACTACTCTCAAGTTGTAGTCGTTGCATTAATAAATCAAGGTTCTTGTATATCGGTTTGCCTCTCGTTGCGTCGTTTGTGTTCTTTAGCTCCTCAAGAGTTAAGTACTCTCGGTATTGAAACCAGTTCTTAATGTTTGAGTACGCAGGGTTTATCAGTACGTCTCTGTTAACAAGTACTTGGAAGTCTGGTCCATCAAAATAAACCTCACTCTCTCCCTTAGGTTTCTTATCATCCTTGTTGTTAACCTTGGTCTTTCTCTCATACTTCCACTTAACCAGTGCAAACCCAGCTCCATACTTACGTGCGTTTTGATCTAGTGTTGACCACTTAGCAAGCATAGGTGTTGAATCTACCCTTTCGTTATCATCCCATTGGAAATCTAACAGTTGGTTGTTAATCATAGCTCCAAGTGAATCTCCACCCTCTCTAGGTACTAATCTTCCTCTTGGCTTACGTGCGAACAGTCGTGAGGTTTTCTCAAAGATTGATGTAAATGTACGCGGATCAAAGATTAATGAGTTGTAAGGCCATGAGCTTTCCTCTATGTGTGATCTAAATAGCTCATCAACCTTGTTAAACTCTGTCCTTCTTCTATCCAGATCAGCACGAGCCATATCATAATGCCTAATGACATCGTTGAATTGTGACCTTTCTTGTTCTGTTCCTACTGCTGGTATTTCGCTTGGCATAATTTATACTCAATAAAAAAAGAGCCCCGTTAAGGACCCTCAAGTTTACTAACTTTATAGAGCTACCATTATTTTACACTACGTAGGCTCTTCCATCAACACGGCCTCTACGTCAATCTTCATTCTTTCCTCTGGATTAACACTAGTTATCTTACCTCCCTGCATGAAAATTTGTATCTTCCCATGACCCGTACCGTAGAATAGGTTAGCTAGTGCTCTTATGATTTGGGGCAAAACAACAGGATTAACCCTAGTCTCTGTTAAAGCTACCTTTATCTCAAATAATTCAGGATCTACAGCCTCAACCATAGCCATGAACTTCTTTATGTTGTCTTTAGTTTCCTTCTTCACTTCCCTATCTTCCATTGACTATCATCCCACTGTTTAGGTGCTACAGTGCTTGGTGCCCTTCTATGTGATACTGCGAAATATCTTAACGCGTCCATTGCGTGATCATTGGCCTTCTCTGGTTGGTCCGGTTCATTTAAGTCTTGTGCTTGAGTTACACTCTTCTCTTTCCACCTGTAGGTCTCAAACTCCCTGATTGCCTCCTTACACCTAGCAAACACAAACAACTTAGGCTCGCCTTTCTCCATGTCATGTACGTCAGTACCGATACCAGGGCGTTGTACCATATTAACTAAGTGACCAGGAGTACGCTTCAATCGCTCTCCAACTTTGTTGATTCCGAGTCTGACCCAATTGTCGTTGCTTGTTCCTTGTTCTTTGTTGGCCTTGGTAATGTATATTCCTCTTTGTTGAAACTCTTGTATCCACTGCGCACCGCTTGGATCTCCGTATGATGAAGCCACGCGCTTACTAAGGGCATTAGCATTAACGACGCCAGAGTGAGTGTCAAGGGTCTCGCCTGACCTGTAATACTCGTCAACCACAAACCAGTTATCATCGTTGTCAACAGCAACCCAAAGACATACGGTCGGATTCGTGGAACCGAAATCGAAGCATCTGTAAACTCTCCAGCTCTGCGGGATATCAAAGTGCGGAAGTACGTGTATTTCCCTATTAAAGCCTTTGTAAACGAGCCCAGTGTACTTCCTAAAGTCAGCCATATATTCTTGAGCGAACGTATCTTCGGTGAGTTCTTTCTTGGATTGATCAATCTCATCACTAGGTATATAGGGGTTGTCATAACTCGTAAAACGCCATGACCGATATATACTATCATCCTCCTGACCAACGTTATAAAGCTCATAGAAGTGATTAAAACCTTTCGGAGTGCTAATAAAGATAGCAGGAGCAGCATAGTCAGTGAGAGTTGGGCGTAGTACTTCAGACCATAACCACTCCCAGTTCCTAATTGACGCGATCTCATCAATAACAAGTCCCCTAAGTTTGACGCCACGTAGCGCATCAGGGTTCTCAGCACCTTTGAGCTCGATAATACTCCCGTTTTGTAAAGTGATAGACAACTCAACCTCATTCTTCTTCTTAATCCACGCACTAGGTACCTCCTTAACCATGTCTCTCCAGTGAATCATCTTAGCTTGCTTGTATGTTGGCGAGACAATAAAATAAACTCCTTGCTTCTCTACAGCCCATTTCAAGATTATTAATCTACTAAGGACGGATTTACCCCATCTCCTACCAGCACAAATAACCTTGAACCTATGTTTGTCTGTAGCCACCTCCATCTGACCTTTATGTAGTTTAATCTTTGCCATTTTCTCTCCCAAATATCTCATGAGGTACCTCGGCCCCGTGTACCATAGATCTAAACAAAGCCATCTCTGATAGCATTTGAGATTCCTCCTTGTTATCTATAAGCGCCATGTGACAGGTTAGGTGCACCAACCTATCAAATACTTTAGGAAACTCTTGATAAAAATCATTTCCCGACTCTTCCACAATGCTTAATACTAAAGAGGATCCTAGATACAGAGCTTCTTGCACTTCCCAAGACAACCTACATAATCCAACGTATTCGTCCATATCAGGATAGAAATCATCTAACACCTCAACCTTATAATCCCCCAGAGATTGAATGACTTCCTTCTCTTTGTTGTGGTCAGCAAACCTAATAGTGAGGGTGGGTATCTCTTTTTCCTTCCCCCACAACCAATACCACTTAGTATCTTTACTGAAAACGTCGCCCTTCATTTTCTGTAATATTGCAAGCATATCTTTTAGACTCATTGTCTCAACCAGCACCGCTTTAACTTGCTTAAGGCTACTCACTACTCATCCTCAATAAAGGTAATACTCATCTCATTACCTACTATACCTATCTGAGTAGTTGGTTTATCTTTGAAGTCTTCATCCATGTTCTTTAGCCAGAACTCGTTAGCGTTCCTGTCATACTGCTTACCACTTATCCTTGATTTGATCTTGGCCCTAGCGTGCATGTTGGTCTCATTGATCATGTTATCCAATCTAGTGCGAATATCCTCATCCTTATTGTGATAATCATACACAGTTCTGTAGGGAACGTTAGCCAAAGCACAAGCTTTCTTTATACTATAGCCTAATACTAGGAACTCAGATATTTTCGCAACGTAGTTCTCTATGTTTACAGGCGGTCTACCTGCCTTTTTAACTATCTTCTTACTCATCCTTAACCTCCACTACCACCTGGACTTGTGTTGCCAAGGCGGCTAACTTGATAACCTCATCTGGATTAGTGAGTTCGAACACTACACGACCAGATTTATCACCTGATACTAACGTCTTTATGTTTACATCTTTAACTATTGCCTCGAATGTCATTTATTACCTCTCTTAGATATTGCTTATCCAACTTATCTACTCTCTTAGTCTTAGCCTTATGTCCTTTAACCTTGTCCTGACAGTCAAAACAAACGGTGTACTCCTCTTTCCTGTGTGTTACTACATAAGCTTTGGAGGCATGTTTATAACGTTTGTTATTTTGCCGACTTGTTCCTAATCCTATACCACATATGTCACAGGGTGTGAAGTACTCTCTTATGCTTCTTCTTACCTTCCTTTTTTTCTTCCTCTTTAATAGTTTCATACCACCCACAGTCTTCGCAAAACCTGAATCTAACACCGTGAAGTAACATGCCCCACATCTCTGGACATTGTTTCATAGCTACTGAGTGTTGGTTGCAGGGCTTAGTTTTGTTCATCTACTAGTTTGTACTCCTCTTGGTAGTATTTTATCATGTCTTCGAGTTCACTTATTGTGAACTTCTTAACTTTGTTGCTGTCGACAAATATTCTTTCCATCTCTTTCTCGGAGTACTTACCCACAATGGCTCTTCTGTGTTCCTCAGGCATACCTCCTCTAAATGTATTACATCCCGGACATTGCCCATGTACATTACTCTCATCGTATCTAGTAGAAAGCCTTGATCTACTCATCCAGTGACCCGCGTGCATTTTCTTAACATGTCCCTGTTTTTTACAGGTTATGCACAGTAAGTATTCCTTTGTTCCAGTGGTGATTAGGGCATCTCTTAGACGAATATATTTAGAAAAGATTCTATCAAGTTTTTTCTTCTGACTAGACAGTGTTTTTTTAGCCATTACTCTGGGATATTATAACATAAGCTAAACCGCCAGGCCTTAGTAGGACCAGCGGTTCTTCAGTAGGCCCTAAATGCCTCCTTTATTTGAAGATGGTTACCTTCGCTGATTTGGGCTCGCCCCAAGCTTTAATCTCTGGTGTCAGAAACCTTACCTCATCTTTGAGCTCTTCTTCAGTGCGGACTTTCTGGGTTTGAAAGATCTGTACGGTTCCGTCTTCGTACGTGATCTCTAGACGTGCGTACATGACCTACCTCCTTGTTAGTGCTGATTATACACTAAGTGGTGAGGCCATAGTCTGGAGGAAAATGTGCCCCACCTCTTAAGTTACAAGTGATCTATACAGGCCATTGCCGCGTCCATTAAAGGAACAGGCATTGCGTTCTCATCCTCAGAGACTTCTAAAGCCATATTCAGTATCTCCTCATTTGTGTGATTACTGTCTAGGTACTCGAAACTGCAATCGCAGTACTCGTAGTCTACATCTCCGCCTCCCATACAACCTACCATGTAGTCTTCCTTGAACACCTCTAAGGTGTCTTTGTTACTCTCTTCCTTTACCACGAATGTAACAATAGACAATAGTACAAACAGTATCAGTGCGTATCTAGTCCAATGCATTATTCATCACCGCCCTTAGATTTCAAATCCTTCAGAATCTTACCTACCTTACCCATCTGTTCTTCGAGCTTCTCTACCCTAGCTTCTACCATGTCTTGTTTCTTTGGCACCTTGAAGTTAACAAAGTCCCCATTTCTCTCGATAACAAGATCTACTTCGTCACCTGGTTTCCAGTTCTTGATTACGGCTTCATCCTTCTCTCCGAACTTACCAAGGAACATTGTAGCTTCACCGTCTTCCCAAGTTATTTTAGCTAACTTGTATGGGCTACCATTCTTATCGATGAACGGTGCGCCATCTGCTCTGCTATCATTTATAAAAATTGTTTCTAGCTTAATTTTCTTCATTTAAGTCTCCTTTCTACGAAATGCATAAATACT